TGTCGAAGTGACGAATCCGCCGCCGGAAGGAAGTGTGATAGTGGTGCCATTGATATCGAACTGAAGTCCTTGCGGCCCCGCAGTGCCATAGTTCTGCAAAGAAATCACCGCCGGGCCGGTGGTACTGGCCCCCAGGCAAAGTGAATTGTAGCCGGGTGCGGTAGCACGTGCGGAATTGACGCACAAACCGGCACCGCCGTTATTTGTCACCCCGATAGAAGTAACCGGGCTGTCGGCGCTGGATCCGCCGTCAGCGATCACTCCAGCGGTGTTCCACACCGGGATATGCCCGCGAGTGACCGGCGAGACGTACTGGACATTTTGCGCCCATGCCGGAGCGACCAGGAGCAAGGAGACGATTGCGCCGATAAATTTGTTCATGACGGCCCTCATTTGAAGCACCGCAGTGATTCGCTGAATGTTCCGGTCGGAGATCCCGTTTTCGCCCATGTTACCGTCACGGATCCGGCGCCATAAGCCGTAATCTGTCCTAATTGATAATTAGTTCCTGTTACGTCGGAAGCATAAAAGAAATAGTTGTTATTCTGATTTAACAGAGCAGCGAAATACCCCAAATTCGATTGCCCCAGCGCGCTGTCGGCATGTGCATTAACAGTAGCATAAACACCAGCTGCCGAATTAGTTACGCTTCCGGAGCCATCGCAGGAACTAGGTGTGAAACTGAACCCTGTGATTACCTGCGTACCGGACGCCGTGGTCAGGTTGTAGGTGCCATTAACGACCTGCGAAGTGACCGGACCTTGTGGCGGCGCGAAAATAGAATCAGCTTGCGCGCAACCGATAAACCCGACAGCTAAAATCAGCGCGAGAACCTTACGCATTAGTATGTCTCCGTGTAAGAAACGGTTTGGCTGGTTGAAGATACGATGCCAAAGATACCGACTTGCGTATCAAGGCAGATAGAAGCGCCAGCAGTGCCGGGAATGTATTGTCCGGTGGAAGTGGAGACACCGGTGTTGCCAATGTAGATTGGAGCGGTGCCGGTGACGTTGGTAACACAGACGGTCTTTCGGCCAGTGCCAACTACGCCGGTGCGAGCAGCGACGATCGTGACGCCTGCGGAGGTCACCGAGACTTGGTTGGTGGCGAGTGCAGCAGTGCCGACAGCGGCGGTGGCTTGGGCTACGCTGTTGGGGCTAAGAGTTACTACCTCCGCAGGATCGTTGATCGTCGCCGCCTGCCCGCCCGACTTGATTGCCGCACTATTGGTCGATACCAGCACGATATCGAAAATCGACATGGTGGCGGCAGAACCGGGGTTGCTCAGCCCTGCGATCGAGAACGCACTAAGCGGCAGGTTTTCCGAACCGGGGTTCGAGGCGAGATAGATCGCGGCCGACTGGTTGGCGACCCCGGTGGCGGAATTGACGCAGCCGAACTGAACGAGGTTGGTCCGCACCTGCACGAAATAAGTGACGTAAGAATTGGCGACCGGGGTGCAGCCGCTTGCATTCGTGATGTTGGTCGAATTGATCGCGGCCCCGGCAGACCAGATTTCGGCAAATAATGCGCCGGTCGCATCGAGACGGAACACGTAACCGCTGGTGATGGGTGCGGCCAGCGTGGGGGTTGCCGGCGATGTGTACCAGCCGAAGATGCGAACCGAGTTGGTAACCGCCAGCGTGTTAAAGGACACTGAAGCGGCAAACGTGTAGTATCCGATCCCGTATTGATTCCACGATTGCTTGGTCGACAGCCCGCCCCACTGCGAAGCAGTCGTGGTGCCGGATACAGTCAGCATGCCGCTCGCCACCGCCGTGGTGCCGCCCGAGTTATTGGCGGTCCAGTTGGTCGTGGTGTCCAGCGATCCCGTCGAGAACGTGTCGGTAAAATGCGTGAAAGGCACCCCGACGGCGTTCACATATCCGTCCAGGTTGACCTGTGCCGCTATGCCGTTCGCTCCAACGATGGAAGCAGCATTCGGCGTGAGAGAGCTGCAAGGAGCCCATTTGTACGGCGGCGAGGTGGGATTGGTAACGCAATAGGTGTTGACCTGCTGTGCGCAGGCCGTTCCGCTCCATAACAGCGCCGCGGCAAGACCGAGGATTTTAAGATAGCGGTTCATTTGCGCGTCCTCACGATCCAGTTTATCGCCAGGATCAGCACGCCGTACAGCGACAACGACACGATCTGGCGGTCGTTCGGTTCAGGCGTCAGGTACCAAAGATAAAAGCAGGACATGATCGTGACCAAGCTGAACAGGTCAGTCGCCGCCACCAGCGCCCGCTGGCTCAGCGCCTTCAGCGCGATGGTCAGCATCAGCACGTGGGTTGGCGTGGCCTGCGGGGCAGGCTCGGTTTCCGGACCGCCCTGAATTACCTCGAACCCCGGATTGGTCTGTGCCATGGATGCGCTCCGCTATTTGATTGCGTGGATCTTGGTGTTGAAATTGTCGAAGTTGGGCAGATCATCGTCGTCATCGTCGTTCTTGCCCTTGTTCTTCATCTGCACGGCGTAATACGGCATCAAGACCTTGAAGGCGTCGAGCCGGTCGCCGAACGCCTTCTCGGCCATATTGGCGTCCGCGGCGAGCTGGGCGGCCAGTTTGTCCATCTCGTCGGTGAAATCGGTCATTTCAGGGCCTTGACTTTGTAGTTAGTTTTGACTACGTTTAACAAAAGTTTGTAACAGGAGGCTGATATGGTATTTATTGCGATACTTGTATTAAGCGTCGGGTCGGTAGCGGTTTTGACCGCGTGGCGAATAAGCGCGGACGAAAGGGATATGGCGGCATTCCACAAGAAGGCGAAAAACTTCTATCTTCAAGGGCACTCGAAGGAAATAGCATATCGCTTGGCACAAGACATCCCAGATCATCCTGATCTGTGGAAACGGTAAAGTCGGTCATTGCGGCGGCTGATGAGCCGGGGATCGCCTTGGCGAGCTGGGCGGCCAGTTTGTCCATCTCGTCGGTGAAGTCGGTCATTGTTTTATTTCCTTGGATTTATCGTACAGTTTTGCAGCGTATTTCCTTATTTTTGCAAAAGTGTCGCGATCCAGTCTATCCGCGCCGTTAATTTTTTGCGCCAGCATCACTGCGGAACCCATCGCTGCGGCCCACATGATATATTCTGGCATATTTTTACCCCACACATCTTTTAAAGCAGAAAGTACGTCAGATTCCTCCATAGTCTTTAATTCACTCGTGCTTTTTTCACTCGTAGATGCTGCGCGAAATAATCCTCGAACGGCAGCCAAGCGGGATTCAGCAACCCTATCTCGTTCTTGTCTGTGTCTTATAATCATCATTGCGGCGGTCCTGACTCCTGAACGGCAACCTCGCCGGCGCCGGCGCCAACCGCTCCACCCTTCTGTAGCACGGCCGAGATGGTCTGGCGAACCTGCTCCCGGTCGGCCGGCGAGCCGTTCAGGCCCTTTTCCAACCAGCGCAGCAAGGCAGGCGACGTCATCATCTTGCGCATAAACCCATAATACGCCCCCAAGGTAGCGCGGGCCGCCGCGCTTGATCCGGGAACCATGCTCGCAGTGCCCTTAAGCGCCAGTGATAGCGGGTTTCTCGAGCTTGCCAGTGAGCCCCACGGATGCTCGACCTTGGCCATCGCCGCCATGCCCTGCGCGGTACCGCGGCTGCCAGAGCGGGTGTCGAGCAGGAAATCCATCTCTTTTGCGAGCGTGCGCGCCTGGTTGAGCGTGACGCCGGGAAAAATAAGTTGCTGAATATGTTCGGAATGCTTCGCCAGTTTCTCAGTAAGCCGCATCGAATCGCCGGTTAATATTCGTTGTGCTAGTACTTGTCTTAGCATTTCAAACTCCGGCGAATCCTCTCCAAATTTTGCTGCGGTAGCGAGGATCAAATCCTCATTATCCACGATCCTGTTAGCCGCCTCGGACGCGCCGGTGGTCGGGTTGTAGAGGAAGCCCAGCGGATCCTTGCGGCGCTCGGCGGCAGCTTTCGCCATCTCGCGCTTGTGGTCGATCTCGACCTTCTTCATCTCCTTGCCGAGAGCGCCGAGCGGATCGTGCTTGGCCGCCGCTTTTGCAAGCTCCTCGGCCTGCCGGGCGCGGGCCAGCACCTGCGTGACGGTGTCACCGGGGCGAACGGGTATCTCGAGCCGACCCGCCAGCATCTCGATCCGCCGCGCTTGCTCAACCAGCTTCTCCGATGCTTCCTTACCGTGAACCACTTCCAGCGTGCCGTCGCGCACCCGGTCCAGTACCTGTTTTGCAAAAGTCCGGCCGTCGATGACGTCGGGCGTGAGGGTCTTCGACGCATCCATCATCGCGGTCATGTCGGCGGCCTTGACGCCCGCCCACAGGTTCGGCCCGACCTTCTCCTTGATCTTTTCAGTGAGATCGGTTTGGCCCGCTTTTACGACCGCGTTATAAAGGTTGACGGGATCGGCGGGCTCGCCCGATTCCAGTCCCTTCATGATCGCTTTTACCTGTTGGGTTTTGAATATCTTGATATTATCTGCGTACCACTTGTCGGCATCTTTCAACAGCGCCGATGCTTCGCGCAACTCAGGCGCCGCATTGACGTCGTGCAAAATGCTATCCACCTTGCCTGCAAAGAACTTGTAGACGCCCTCGCGGATGCCGGGCGACAGGTCGCTGTAGTTGACGTTCGAGCGCATCTGCGAGCGCATGTTATGCAACTGCCCGAACGTCGGGTTGACTGGCTCCTTGATAAACTCCCCTGTCTTGGGGTCTTTGGTGCCCGCGAGATCACGCAGTTTTCGGACGATATCCGGGTATTTGCTTTGGAAGTCGGGGGGCAGCTGTTCAAGGAACTGCTCGGCCTGATGCGGCAGGCCCTCGATATTGGGGAGGTGCCCGGCGGCCGCCTGATCGGCAGCGTCGTACATCACGGTGGCGCGCTCGCCAAATCCTTTACGCAAATAAATGAATTTATTACCGACAGCCTGCCAGACATCGCCTGCGTTAGCGCCGGCGCCGGCGATCTTCATCCCGGTTTTTATGTCAGCATCAATGTCCTGATATCCGGCGTCGACCACCTTCTGCGCGGCGGTGCGCGCCTGATCGGCGGCCTTCAGGACCGTCTCGCGCTGGGCTTCCGCCGCCGGCGCGCCGGTCGACGCGGCTGCCTTCTTGGCATCCAGTGCCGCCTGCATTTTTGCATCCGACTCGGCGAGTTCGCCCAGCGTCCGGCGCATCACCGCCTCGCCCGCCTCCTTGGTCGGCACGTCGGTCAGCGGTTTTGTGAGACTGCCGGGATCCTTGATGCCCATGGCCTTGAGGATATCGCCGGCAGTTTGTTCATAAAAAGCGGTCGCGTCTTCCAGTAGCGGCTGGTTGGTGTGGAACGCGGGGTCGAACACCTCGACCACGTTCTGCAAGTGCGGGGCTTCCTTGGCCCATGCCGACGGCGGCACGAGATTTTTAAGTCCCATTGCCTCGCCCTTTTGAGCGAGGCTGGATGCCATTGCGAGGTCTTCCTTGCCTGCGCCCAGGAACGACCGCGCAGCGCCTGGGGCGGCTGCTGTGAGCGCTGAGAGGCCCGATTTAAGGCTGGGCACCGCGGTCGTCACGCCACGCCCCACGCCCGCGCCAGCCATGCCGCCCGCGCCCGCAATCGCCAGTTCTGCCGCTTCCTCCCCGCGCGTCCGATCGTAGGTGCCGGACAGGCCCATAATCATGTCGTTGAAGGATTGCCCGAGGATGGCTCCACCGGCTCCACCGGCCGCCGCTCCGGCGACGTTGCCTGCCCCGGGGACAGCGGTACCGGCCGCGCCGCCGCCGAGCGCGCCGAGCACTGACAGGATTGTGGGGGCAGCCGCTGATGCCACGCCGCCGGTAATCTTCGACAAACCCCGTCCCGGTTTGCGGGACACGCCGTTGTCGTCCTCGACATAGAACCCGCCGGATGGGTCATCGCGCACCTTTCCCGGGTATGAGCGCTCAAGGGCCTTTTTGCGCTCCTTGTCGTTGACCCCCATGTCGTAAAGCGACTGGGCGGTGAAATCGATGCCCTCATATTTCGGCTTCTGGCGCAACTTGCCGTCCGGCCCGACGAAGTCGGCGCCATCGGGGATGCTGGCGATCTGCTCAGGATGCGTGACCTTGTAGGGCACCACCCGCTCTTTCTCGTCCGGGCCGATGAAGCTGGTGCCGGGGGCGAGGCGGGCGGCTTCTTCCGGGGTCTTGATGCGCGGCTTGGGCTGGGCTCCGGCGGCCTGTGCTCCAAGGTCGAGCGCGCCTGCGGCTCCGGGATCGCCCGCCGACATGCTTTCCTGATCAAGCGAGTCCATCGGACCCACCGCTTATTCTTCTGCGCCGCCGCTCCGCTTCCATCTCTTTAAGCCTACGTCTTAATTCGACTTCTTCCGGACCTAGATCCGGATTATTAACTTCGATTGTGGAACGGCCGCCGAAAGAAGCCGTCGGCAACGCATCCGAAATATAAGGCGAACCGCCTGCCGACTCTCTTGGTTGATTATAATCGCCGGCCGACGCTATTTTAACGCCCGATGCGATATCCGAGCGTTTATCTCCGCCCTTAACCGGATAAGCATTCAGCCAGTCGGTGTTGCCGGTGTCTTGTGGAGCCGCAGGCGTGCTCGTTCCGCCCGACTTCCGGTTCTGATAGTTGCCCTTGCGGATTTCCATCTCCTTGATCAGATCCTCATAGGCCCGGATGGTATTCGGCCCGGTGTCGCCCGCGTTCAGGCCAGCGACAAAATCATCGACCTTGTCCTGCGCGGCTTTCAGCGGACGGCCGTTCGAGTCGGTGATGATACGCGGCACCATCTCCTGCAACTCGTGGACGCGGCGGCGGAACGCCACGCGATCGGTCTGCGTGCCCGCACCAGTGATGTTCTCTGCGATCTCCTCGCCGCGCATGATCTTGCCCATCAGGCCGGCACCGCCCTTGTACTGATGCAGGAAGTCGAGGTTGGCCCGCGACTCGCGGACGATGTTGTCGGTCTGGTCGATCTTGCCCTGGATGTCATCGGCGCGGTTGCCCGACAGCGCGGCGGTGGCGGCCTTGCGGGATTTCACGTAGGCGTCACGGTCCTGATCCAGTTTGTCGGGCGACCAGTCCGGATGCTCCTGCTTCATCCGCGCCTTGTGTTCCTCGGCATCCTTGTTGATCGAGCGGTCGTTGGTCAGGGTTGCGCCCGAGCCACTTGCCCCGGTGCGCGCAGTACCGGACAATCCGAAATCGGCGAGCATCTTGGCGTCCTCGGCCGCCGGCATAGTCTCGCCCGGATGTGCGTCCTGCCAGTTCTGCCTAGCCTGCTGATAAGCCTCGATGTTCTGCGATTTCGGGCTGAACTGCTGGTGCACCTCGGCAAGCCCATCGGCGAACTTGTCCGGCGGGTCGTTCTGGTGCGCCATGACGTATTTACCGACCGCTTCCTGCTCGGCGGTGCCGTACTTGCCGGGGCCGTCGTAGACGCGCTGGATTTGCGCCGCCATCTGCATTTTGTCGGCCACCGGGTCGCCGGTGTTGGGCGGGTTCTTCTTGATCTCGTCGATCGCGAGTTTCTGAAAATCGTGCTTGGTCAGGTTGTCGCTATATTGCATCCACTGCTCGGCCGCCTTGACCCGGGCGTCCTGCATCTCGAACAATTCCTTGCTCATGCCATGCTCGAGCAGCATCAGCGTGTTCTGGTCGCCGAACTTGGCCGCCAGCATCTGCATCTTGGCACTGCCCGCCGCCATATTCGACTGCATCAGCGCGGTGGCGTCCTGGTACTGCTCGTGCTGGATCTTCTGACGGTCCAGCGCCAGCTTGGTGTTCTGTTTGTACGACTCGTAGGCGCGGTTATAGGCGCTCTCGTTGCCTTCCTTGATGGCGTTGATCGCGCCTGCCATGCCCTCGATCGCATTGGTGGCGGGAGCCTTGGTGAACGCGCTTGCGATCACTGCAAACAGGCCGCCGACCGAGCCGATGCCCTGAATCGGATCGGTCTCGAACTTCTCGTGTTCCTTGTTGGCGTTCCACGGCTTCAGCGCCTCGGGCTCGACGCCTTCGGCCTTGAACGCCTGCTCCATCCGGGCCTGGTCGCGGTCCAGCGTCCGGGAGGTCCGGTCCATGACCTTGCTCTCCTCGCCGATCTGCTGTTTTTTCAGCTTGGTGAGATCGGCGATCGCGGACGAGCTCGACGGCGGCATGCCTCCGGTCAGGGAGGCGATGTCGGGCGAGGGGTCTTGCGTTTGGGTTGCCGCATCGGCCATTTACGAACCCGTGTTGATGCTGACGCCACCGATCGAATTCGACGACTTGCCGTTGAGAGCGGCGGCCAGTGTAGCAATCGCCTTCCCGGCATTAGCGGCTTGCGACGTGTCGTTCTGCACCAAGGTGGAAGTCAGGCTGCCCGACAGTCCTGCCGAACCGGCACCCGCATTGATAAGACTGGTCCCGACACCCGCCAGCTGCGCCGCGATCTGCTCTTGCAGGATCGGCGCCTGGTTCTGAATTTCCTGAATCTGGGTTGCCAGCGCGGTGTTCTGGGTCGGATCTGCCGACAGGCCCTGCGCCGCGGCGTTCGACTTGGCCTGTGTGATCGCCGACTGGATCGATTGATCGATCTGGGTCTGGTAGGCGGGCGGCAAGGTGCCGTTAGTCAGATAATTGGTCAGTCCCTGGCCCTGATTTTCCAGGGCGGTCGAGTTGTTGGTCGCAGTTTGTGCCTGTGCCGTCAGCGCCTTCTCGTTGGCCGTGTTCTGCATGCCTGAATAGATGCTGTAGCCGAGGCCGCCAGCGCCGAGCGCAACGCCAAGAGGGTTCGAGGTCAGCGATTTCAGCGCGCCGGATCCGGCATTACTCAACAGGTCGGAAATTGATGTCGAAGGGGCCGGCGGTGCGGCACCGAGTGGGGCGCCTCCGGTCGAAGTCGGACCTACGGCACTGGGCACCCCGGCAGCAGTCGCGTCCGGAACGCCCGAGACGCCCGACGGGGCCGCCACGGACGCCGCACTGGCTCCCGGCGGGGTCACCGCCGAGGTTGCGGCCGGAGCGCCTGCCGTATTGACGCCGGGAACGCCTGCGGTGCCGGTGTCGAACACCGAGGTGCCGCCCGCGCCGGTCGGCGTGGTCACCGGGGAGGCGTTAAGAACGCCCGGACCACCGCCCGCGGCGCCAATACCCGGGGTCAAGGCCGCTGCATCGAAGCCCGAGGCACTGGGAGCAGACAAGAAGTCGAGCGCCGTGCTTCCAACGCCTAGCCCGGTGGTGCCGAGAGCCGCGCCGCTGGCAATATCCGCCGCGGATACCCCGCCCGCGAGTTCGGTGCCCGCCAGGCCCGTAGTGCCGCCAAACAAGCCCGCACCGGACCCTACGAGGTCAGCAATACTGCCTGTCGCTGCCGCGTCAGCTCCTACTCCTGCGGCAGCGGCACCAGCATCTGTCGCTGCGCCCAAGCCCAAAAGCTCCGGAGCCGCAAACGGAAGGGCAATTCCTGCCGCCAACAGCGCATCATTTAGTGGTTTGGAAAGAAAACTTCCAACATCCTGTCCGACCGTATCGACGTCACCAACAAAATCGCCCCAGTTATCATACCATGCCATTGTATCAAACCCTCGCGTGGCTGATCTTGGTGTCGAACAGGCGACCGAGTCGGACTTCGATCAAGGTTTTCGGAACGTCCGAGTCCTCGCACACGATGATGCGCTCGGCGCCGAGACCCTTTGCCCATGCCTTCATGTGGTCGTACAGATCGGCCGCGTCTTCCACCTGGTCCTTGTCAGTGCGGTCCTCGACCCAGACAAACCGTTCCTGCACCAGCATAGCGCGCTTGATGCCCGCACTGTAGGTGACTTCCGCAAGCGACACCGCATTATCCTGGTGCAGGAACTGCGCAGCATTCATGCTGACCAGTCCGCGAAGATAGCCGCCGATCTGCTTTTCATCCAAATCCGGGAACTTGGCAGCGAACCGCTTCATCAGCCACGGGCCGTGGCGCGACAGGTCGGCGACTTCGAACCGGCGCGCGGGGGCGGGATCGCGGGGCTCGATCTTCAATGCTGCTTCTGCCATCTAGCCGATCTCCAGTATATTTGAGGCTTGAAAGTGCTCGCTCATGTTTAAGAACACCCAGCCTGCCAACTCGTTCTGGTTCTTCCAGTCGATGCCCGTCAAATCTTGGCCCTCGATGCCTAAAAGCTGGTTTTGATTATCGTGCATGATCTGGTGCTGGTATTCCCAGGTTCCGGTGTCGTTGATGTCGATCGGATCAAGAATGTACTCCGGCAGCGCCAGTTTTAACAGCACATATATTTTCTCGTTGATGTCGCGGTGGTGCGCCATGTGGGCGAACGACCATTGTGCCCGCTCCTCGTCGGTTGAGGGCACGTTGGCGAGATCGGCTAGGCCGCTCACGGCGTGTACCTCTGCGCCACGTACCGGTAAGCCCCGCTGTTTGCCGCCAGTGAAGCGGATGCCGCATTGGTCAGCCGGATATTGACCGTCGCCACCGACACGTTCGAGAAGCTGGCACTGCCGAGGCTGACGCTGAACACCCCGGTGCCGCTGATGTAGCCGCGGTAGTCGATGCCGGCGGCGCCAAGCGACGGCGGGTTGACCATCACGAAGTCACCAAGCGCGGGAAGTGCGCTGGCAAGTGCCGCGGTCACCGAGAAGGTCTGATCCTGCGAGGACCATCCGGGCGTCGCGGTAAAGCTGAGCGACGGGCTGGTGCCAGAAAGCAGGTTCGTCAAACTCGAATTGGCCCCCGGACTGATCGCTGAGTTCGAAATCGCCGTGGACGAAAACAGATGAAAACCGCCAGCGTCGGAATTGAGCGCGGAGTCGTAACGCAGGCTGATCGCGGTCAGCGCGATGATCTCCTGCCCCGTCAGCAACGCCGGGCCCGACGCCGTATCCTTGTAGACGTTGATCGCCCCGATCGCCCCGACCATCGCCGTCACCGGCCCGGTATTGGTCGAAGCCGCCACGCCCGTGAAAAGCTGGTTCTGCGTATACGCCGCCAATGTGGACGACGGCACCAGTCCGGCCGCATTCGGCGTCAGTGTCAGCGTGTTGGTGCCGGCGATGCCGCACGAGATCGGCGCCGCCGCGCTCAGCGTCACCACGTTGTTGTCGAGCGCCGACAACTGGTCCGGCCCGGCGCTGTTCTGGAACTGGGTGAGGCTGAAAACCATGTCTATCCTCGGTTGCCCGCAATGGTGTCCTGGATCATGATCGACACGATCGCCATATCAGCCGCATTGGTGGTCCCTGTAAAGCCGGTCAGCACCCCCGACTGCGCCACCGCATCGGGCGCGAACACCGAATAGGTGACCCCGTTGGCCAGCCACTGCACGGTCGCGCCGAGATTATTGACCCACGACACGATCTGCCCGGTATTGTTGACCCATTCCACCCCGACAGGGCTTACCGTCGCCGCACTGGCATTCGAACTGTTCTCGTTGTCGAGTGCAATATTCAGCGCCGGGCTCAAATTACTATAATACTGGACGATGCCCCACAGCCGGGTCACGAATTTCGTGAACTGGTAACCGCCGGGTTTGTCCCACAGCTTGGTCCGGAAAGTCTTGGTGAAAGCGATCGAAGGCTGCGCGAACAGCGTGAATATGCCGATGCCGTCGGTGCCCCATGCCGTCAGCACCGAGTTGATCTCCTGCGCCTGGATGATCGTGATGGTGACGTCCTGCGGTGTCGACCACCATAGCTTGGTGCCGTTCCACAGGAACAGCTTGTTGACCTGCTGGCCGCTGACAGGATCGATGATCGGCAACAGCAGCACCCAGCATTTCTTGCCGAAGATGATCGCCTTGGCACCCGACGGCGAGAAATTGCCGAAATTTGGCACGGTATTGTAGACGCCGTCCAGCATCTCGCTGATCTTGGTCACGGCGCCGCCGTAAGACACCTGCGCGCCGAACGCATTGGCGAACAGGATGTTGCGGTTGAACACGTCGATAGTGCCGGGCCACGGCGAGCCTGCTTCGGGGTCGGCATTCTGATTGGTGAATGTCGTCACCGGCGGCGAGCCCGAGGTCTGAACGCCCGAGATATAATTCACGCTGGAGTCACCGATCAGGTACAGGAAGCCGTTGGTTTGCCGCAAGCCGATGAACGCCACGCGCAAGAAACTGTCGGACGAAGTAAAATTGCCGCCACCGTCGCCGGACGAAAAATCGACCACCGAGCCGGGCACGCTGAACGTGATCGTCGGCCCGTTCGCGATCCACACCCGGCCCGCATAAACCTCGATCGCGGTACCGCCTATCGCCGTCGGCATCGTCCCGGTCGGACCGGCACCGCCGGGAACGTAAAACGTCGTTCCGTCCCAGATAAAATAACCGTTGGCCTGCTTTGATACCAATATAGCATACTGGCTGCCGTACTGCGCAAGGCCGGTATTCAATTGCGACGGATTGCTGATGGTGCCTGCCGCGGCGATCTGCGCCACTGCCGACGTGTTGATGTTGATGCTGTGCACGCTGCCGTCGGTTAAAACGGCTATCGCCCACGGCGTCGATCCGATGTTAAAGAACTCGTAGAAAGAAATCTGAAGCGAAGCACTGCCCACCGTGATGTACGGACCGATGCCCCACATGGTTCGCAAATTGCGGCCGGGACCAAGCGGCATCCAGCCGTCGAGCCATGCCGCCTGCTTGTCGTCCACGCCGGGGCGAAGTGTCGCCGTGTTGATGCCTTCGAACGCCTCGAAGATCAGCGGGTCGGGCGGACCGGCGGGGGTGTACGGCGTGGACTGTTCGGCTTGCGGTTGCTGGGCTTCAATCATGTCAGTAACGGCCGTATCTGTTCACTGCCCGGCCCGGCCGCGCGTAGCTCGAATAGCCCAGTGTTCGTTTGTCAAATTCCTCAAAATAAAATTTTGCAAAATTCAAATTTTGCAATTCTGCGTACGCTAAACCTGCTGCGAAGTAGGGCACCGCGTCAGTCCACGGCTGCGGGATCACTTCCGGAATCGAATTGTCGAGGGTCATGTCGCTAGGCAGGCAGAAACAATCAAACTCCCACTGATAGGTCTGCGACGGAAGCGGGTAGGCATAGAACGAGCCGCCGTTCCCCTGGCCGTATTGCGAGCAGAACGTCGGCACGTAAGTATATTGAAACGGGTACTGGCGAACTTGGCTCTGATACGTGCTAAAATCGTACATGGGCAGCATATATCTATAGTTCGCGTAGATCACGCTCGCCGATTTTATCGCGTGAATTGTATCGACGCCCGGCCAATTGCCGAGATAAATTTGGCTGAACGGATAAACTTCTTGATTCAAATTCAGTGTGTTGATCGGCGAAATCGACAGCGTCGCGGTAGCGCCGGTGCCCGGCCCGCTCGCATCCGTAATCGTCACCTGCGGCGCGAAGTACCCATCGCCGCCATCGTTGATCGTGACATCGGTCACGACGCCGCCGTTCATCGACACGCCCGCGGTCGCCTGCCGCCCACCAGGCGAAGGCAGCACGCCTGACGGAAAATCCGGAGTCGTGATCGTCGCGATCGGATTCACATACCCGCTGCCGCCCGTGACCACGGTACCGTCGATCACCTGCCCGGAGATCGGCGTCAGGCGGCGAATGCACTGCGTGCGGCCGGCGACTTCCCGCCGCGCCCGGTTGATATACGACAGCAGATCGTCAGGATTCTCGAAGTCCTGTTTCTGCTCGCGAAGAAAGCGCTGGGTGGCCTTGAGATACCCGAACAGGTCCGTGATCATTGCGCCGCCTGCTGCGGCTGCTTTACCCGTTGCATGAGCGCTTTCAATGCCGTCATCAATGCGATGTTCTGCTGCTGTTTTTTCATCTGCCGTTCAGCAGCCAAAGCCTTCTCGTCAAATACGACCTTCCCGTCAGGAGTAACGAGCTGGTCTTGTTCGTTCCATTTCGGAGCTTTTGCGGGATCGGCCCACTGGCTTTCGTTCGAAAACGACTGGTGGTAAGGCGTCTTCCAGTAATCCGGAAAATGCATTTGCTTGTCGTTCGGGTTCACGGCCTCTTGCGCTTTCGGATCGCCTTCCTGAAGCGCCTTGTAAAACCCGCGCATGTCATAATCAGAATCTTGCGTAGCTGGATCGAATGGAACGTTGTTCTGTTTCACCCACGCCTGAAAGTCGGCCTCTTTGTCACCAAGGTCCGTGTTGTACTGATGCTCGCCGGAAGCAAGGTATGCTTGGTTTCGGGCGTAAACTGAGTCGTCAGCCATTGGCACCACCCTTGATGCCCATCTTCGGCCCCTGCGCCGGATCCCCGGCCTGGCTGTACAGCCAGCGGTTAACGGCTGGGTTTGACTGCTTGCGCGCACGATCCATGAACTCGTTATAATGCCCCTTGTACATCTGGGCGGCATCCGCCATCCGGGCGTTGGTCTGCGCCGACATCAGCGCGAAGTAAGCAGCGAAAAACGGGACCGCATCGGTCCAGAAGTAAGGAAGCGCCTCGACGTCACTGTCGAGCGCCAGCACCTGCGGATAGCAAACCGTGTTGCAGTTGAGCGTGTAGACGGCGTCAGGCAGCGGCGAGATGTAGAACGAGCCGCCATTGCTTTGCGTGTTGGCGATGCCGCTCGGAGCCGCGCCCTGCCCGTATTGCGCCCACTCCTTCGGCGGTCCCGGCTGAGGGACGGCATTGTTGCGATTGTACAGCGAGAACCACGGCCATGCCCGCGGCGTCAGCCATAGCTGCCCGTTGCCGGCGACATAATGCATACTCTGGATATTGATGGGCCCCTGCACGCCGGTGAGTGCCGGAGTGCCGACGTTAATCGAAGCGAACGTGTAAGACTCCTGGTTGGCTACGGTTGGGATTGTGCCGTGAACGCGAATGCACTCGCCCTCGCCGGCGACCTGGCCGCGCGCGGTGTTGATGAACCGCGTCAGGTCGGCGTCGGAATAGAGCGACGTGGAATTCGAGCCGGGGAGCTGGAGCAGGGACCGGGTGGATGTCAAATAGGCGGTCAGCAAGGCGGGGCGCTCCTTTGTCGGCTACCCTACACCTTCCGAAGGACGATGTACCCGGGAAGAATGGAACGCTCGGCGTCGATGACATGGTTCGCCAATAAGCCGTCGGGGCCTTTGCAAAGGATGTAGTCGTTGCGCTGCATCGCGCCTTGCTGCGCACCGACGGCGTTGGCATTGCCTTGAGCGACGGCGTTACCGGCTATGTCGGTATCGCCGAGCGTGATTTCCTTGGCCAAGCTGTAGCGGAGGTTGGCGCTAACCCCCGTCAAGCTCTGGCTGAAGGTCGTGGCCATTTACGGCCCCGGCTGGATAATCGCGATGTCCGGGCGGCTGCCCATCACCACGGCAAGCGTAGGGGCTACAGAGCCGCCGAGCGTACCTACCACGAAGAAGTTCGGCGTCGCCTCAAACAAACCGCCATCATAAATAGCGGCCACCGCACCCGCCGTAATCGACGGCGAGCTGATGTTCACCTGCCGAGGCAAGAACGACAGGTAAGTTGAATCAGGCCCGTTGGTGATTGAGCCTGCCAGCGGTGCTCCGCCGTTGCTCACGATGTTGTTGGTGGTGCCGTAGCCGGTACCGGTGCCCGACACGGTGGCCGACACCACCGTCTGCATCACGTTCGCCGTCAGCGAGCCGGACGTACCGGCGCCGCCGATCGTCAGGGTCACCGAACCCAGCGAGCCGTTGGGAAGCGGCGAGCCGGTATTGGTCACCAGCGCGCCCATGATGACGCCCGCCGAGGTCAGCGACAGCGACACCGTGGCGGCAGTGATGCCGACCGACAGGTTCGGATCGAACGGCGAAGGCACCACCACGCAGGGCGGAGCGGTCGGATAACCGGCACCCGGATTGGTGATGCTGATCGAGGAAATGGTCCCGCCCGCGATCACCGCGATCGCAGTGGCCTGGATGCCGCCAACGCCGTTGGCATTGGACACTGCCGGGGGCGGGGGCGGGATCATGACGATCGGAGCCACGCCGTAGCCAGCGCCCTTGGTCGGGACGTCCACCGTGAAGGTGCCGGTCAGGCCAACCGCGCCGCCGACGATCGGCAGCAGGGTCGGAGCCGCGCCGACGAACGCGCCGATGGCCGTGATGGTCGTGGTGGCCTGCACGTAGCCGGTACCGCCGACGATGACAGCAGCCGAAACCACGCAACCGGTCAGGTTGGCGATGCGGACGTTGAACCCGTCGGAAGCCACCAGGAGCATGCCCCGGTTCCAGGCCGCGCCGGAAGGCGTAACCCAGGTGTTGGTGACCGGATCGAGGAACTGCATGACGCAGTACATCCCGAGCCCGATGATCCAGTCGCCGGCCTGGATGACGAAGGTGTCGCCGGGCGCGAGCGCCAGCCGATTGCTCGACGGATCCTGCGGAGCGTTCTGCAGCTCGCTCGGGTAATAGTTGGAAGGATATCCAAGGCCAATTCCGGGGCCGTTAAGATTGCCGGGCATTAGAAAGCGCTCCCTTGCAGGTTGTACCCATGGAAGCCGGAAACCGACTTGGCGGAAATGATGTCGTAGCCGCAGACCACAACGCCCTGCTGGCCGATCTGGCCGAGCGGAACGAGTGAGTAGAAGCCCGAGAAGTCGAACGCGGCATCCTCGCTCATGTACATCGAGGTGTACTTGACGTTGATGCCGAATATCTCGCCCTTCGGGCAGAAGTGGTCGGCGAAAATCGGGATGCCGGAGACGTTGAGGTTCGGGAACGACGACCGCACCGCGGTGTCCATCGTGTAGGTCTGCCCCGGATTCAGGTACTGGGTCTCGACCCCGATGAAGGTGTTGTTCAGGGTGGCATAGTCGCCCGGATTCATCACCACGAAGGTGACCGCCTCGCCGCCGGCGGCGTCGGTGGTGCCGGCCAGCAGCGTGGCCATGCCAGCCCGGGTGAAGCCCGCGGCGCCCTGCGAGTAGGTGCCGGAGTTCAGATTGATGTACTGGCCCTTGAAGGCCGAATTGCCCTGCGCGTTGCGGTTGATGCCGCCGTAGGTCGGCACGTTGGTGCCGTCGTCGAAGGCGTTGTAGAAGCTGTCGGGAAGCAGGGGGTTGGCAGAGTTGTTGGTGAAGGACAGGCGGGCGAAATTCTGCCGGGTGACCGCATAGACGTCGTTCATGCGGGTCTTGAGCAAGCTGATTTCGCGCTCGGTGGCCTGAATCACCGTTTCGCCGAAGGGCAGGGGGACCGGGACCACCCAGTAAGCCAGATTCCACTGACCGTTTTGGACGCCGGGGGTGATGACGGGGCTGTTGAACCCGCCGCCGTAGCCGGTGAATTGACCCTGTACCATGGAATTTGCTTGCATCGGAATCGTAACTTGATTCAGACCGCCAGCCGCGCGCTGCGAATTGCCGGTCATATAGAACAAAGTCGGCGATCCGAAGTACAGCTGAACGAATAATTTTGGCACGAAAGCACGTCTCGTGACGGCAGAAAGCTCAGTGTAAAGACTCCCCGCTGCAGGCGAAACACCAAGGCCAGGTAACGGCATCAAATTGCTCCTTTGACAGCGGCAAACGAATCGAGTAACTGTTCTCCATGAACAAGAAACCCGCTCCGACTTTTCAATGCCGATTGTGTGGCAAAACCAAAGAACGACGTCTCATGAAGACGTTGGACGGTAGGCATTCTAGCTACGATAAAAGCCAGAAATTTTGCAGCAAAGAATGCGGCTGGAAAGGGCGCGCGTGGCGTCCTATCAACCCCGAAGGGCACCTGCATTCCACTGGTTACGTTCGCTTGCATTTTCGCGACGGGTCGAAAGTGCTCAAACACCGTGACGTAATGTCGAAACATTTGGGCCGACCGTTGGCCGACCAAGAAACGGTGCATCACGTTAATGGTCAACGTGCTGATAACAGACTTGAAAATCTCGAACTTTGGTCGAGTCGGCAACCGGGCGGGCAACGAGTCGTCGACAAAATACAATTCATCATCGAGATGGCAAAAGCCTACCCCGAATTCCTGCGCGTGGCCGGATATGAATTGCACCGCGTTCAGCATATCAACGACGACCCCGAAAATCTTGCAATGCCTGCGCCGCCATGCGGTCCGTAACACTGTTGTTTTCGCCCTTCGACCCGATCAGTTCCTTGATCAAATTGTCGGTGTTGTCGTTGACGTCGGCGAACCCCCATGAGGTGCCCGTCATCCCGCCCTGCGGGGTGGCCGGCATCTGCGGGGGATTGTTGCGCTCGAAGATGGCGACGGCATTGTTCACCTTGGTGATGCCCTCGTCTTCCATCAGCTTCTGGATGGCGGCGATACCCTCGTCGGTATAACCTTCCTTGCGCAGCTTGGCGAAATCAGCGGTCTGGCGGCCGGCAATCGCGGTCAGCGCGTTCTCACGCTTCTCGTCCTCGCGCTCTTTTTCCAGCTTGTCGATCTTGGCCTGCATCTCGGTCTTGAGCGCGGTCAGCGGCTCGTTCTGCAAGCGCTCCTGATCGAGCATCGGGGTGGAAGCGTTCGGGTCGACCAGTTTATGCGCCTGCTCAAGCTGGCGGCGCGCGGCCGGGTTGGCGACGATCTTCGAAGCCACGCCTCGAAGGGCGACCATCTGGTTGTACTCGGCCTCGTCGACCTCAACGATCTTCGGCATGTTACTTGGTCCCCGGCATCGAACTGCCGTTCGGAACGTGGGACAAGGTCAGGGCACCGGACTTCTCCTGCCCGGGCAGGTGCGACTTGCGCCCGCCGATGTCGATCTGCTCCATGTTGACCCGGACGATCTGCTCGTCGGAGGTCGGAATGCTCTTGGCATTGTTCTGGAAAATGTTGACGTTCGACATAGCCACTCCTTCAGTAGTGTTTGCCGCGATTGACCGGGGCCAAATTTACGACGCTCATGTTCTTGTCGGGAATGTTCATCGCCGACTCGTAATTCTCGTGCATGTCGATCCGGGTCTGCGCGGTGCGCACGACCTGCGACGAACCGCTTCTGGGCGGCATCTCGACAACGGTCTTGAAAAGGTCGGTCACGCGGCGGCTCCCTGTCCGGGCTGGGGCTGGCCGCCACCGGCGGCGCCCTGCGCCATACGCTGCTTCAAAGCCATCATCTGCTGATTGTTCTGCTGCATGGATCGCTGCTGGGCTTCGATCGAATTCTTTTGCGCGGCCGGCGTGACGGATCCGGCGGGGACGAACTTGACGAGAGAGTTGAGGGCTTTGAGAACCGCCTGGCCGGCTTCCGAGGAAGCGCCGAGTTCAGGCAGGATGGATTCCAGTTGCTTGACGACGACACCCAGCTTCTGCATGCCGGCAGCTTCGTAGCCCTTGTTCGGAGTCGATCCCGTGGCCGGGGTCTGTCCGAAGGGAGGCTGCTGAGGCTGTCCGCCCGGAGGGGCGGCACCCGGCGCTGCGGGAGCTGGGGTCGGCATCAGCAGTTCACTTGCGGTGCTTGCGCTTGCCGCGACGGGCTCGTTCGATCATGGCTCGACTCCTGTTTGAGTGGTGTGACCGCACGGTCTTCGTGCTTGGGCAACCTCGTTTGGTTCCGCTCGGAAGGCGAGAGGCGGAATTGACAGCCTTCCACGGGACTTGTAGGTTTCTCATGGAATTTGACCGGGAAGCTCGTTTTTTATGGAAATCAACAAATCTTCGCCAGCCAAACCCTGGTTCACCGCCAAAGAAGCAGCGAACTACGTCGGCGTCACCACCGGCACGCTGTACAGCTATCTCAAGATGCGAAAAAACAAACCGCCCGCCTTCCGCCTCGCCGGAAAAACAAAAGGTGGCTGGCGATTCCCCCGCGAAGAATTCATCCAGTGGGCCAACGGCTCCAAGCAAGGGTAGAAAAATGTACAGCCTGACGATTCATTTCGGTCCGAGCGCAATGGTGTGGTCACTGCTTTTCAAGGAAAAAGAAAAAGCCGACAGCGCTTTCAATACTGCCGACTGCGCTATTGTCGACGGCAATGTTGCCTTCCGCGTTGAAGATGACTTCGGTCAAATTGCCGTGTTCGCTGCTGGTGCTGCTACCGGCATCATGCTCGAGGACACCGAACAGGTGATGGAAGCCCGCATCTTCCGCAGCCTCGACAACGCGCGCGGTGAGATCAAGGCCAAGCAGCGGGCGGCAACCGATCCGGTTATCCGATCGGCGCAGCAGGGGCCGAGCGTGATCGCGCCGAACTTCCGGGCTCAGTGATGAGTAAAATATCAACTAAGCTTCGCAGTATAGCGGGCGGTAGTTTTTCCTATTGGTGTCAGGGCTGCGAGGAAATGCACGTCGTTACCTCCGGCTGGATGTTTGACGGAAACCTTGAGGCGCCGACCTTTTCGCCATCTGTTCTCGTAACAAGCGGTCATTTTTTGCCTGGATGGAAGGGGCCAAATTGCTGGTGCACCTATAATGCGGCACACCCGGACAAGCCTGCGGTGTTCGAATGCAGTCGATGTCACACCTTCATCAAGGGCGGCATGGTACAGTTTAGCCCTGATTGCACGCATGCTCTTGCGGGGCAGACACTTCCACTGCCCGATCTTCCGCCTCACACGATGGATAGCGACAATCAGTGATGCCCGGCATGGCCGCCGAGTAATTTCTCGATCACCTTGTCCTTGCCTTCCGGCGACACTTCCTTCATCAGCTTCTCCTGCATCGCCGCGCCTTCCTTCTTGCGCAGGCGTAACGACGCTTTCGCTGACTCCTTGTCAGGCACCGCGGTGTGGTCGATGAGGAATTCGCCGTCGATGTCGCCCTGCTTGCGCAACTGGAACAGCAACTGCGTGGCTTCGTCGGCGAAGATCGGCGATGACGAATGACTGTCGACCGTGATGCGCCAGTCTTCCGGCAAGTCAGTCAGCATGAAGTTGTCGTCCATCTTCTCCGGATTGACCCAGAACTTGCGGTCCTCCTTGGCCTCCATCATCGTCATGGTGAGGTCGGCGCAAGCCGCGCATTGATGCTCCAGCAGAAGTGCGCTGTCACGGTGAACCGATGAGGCGGTCTTCAGCAGCGTATCCGCGTGGGCGCCGGCGCGGACGCCCGACTCGCCCTTGCCCTGCATCACCTCGGGGAAATTGCCGAGGTTGTTGATCTGCTCCTGCACGTATTCGATGATCGGCATCAGTTCGGCCGGGAATTTCGGCGTCAGGTCTTCCACGCCACCGCCCTGGCCGAGGTTGAGATAGCCTGCCTGCCGGAATTGCCCGTAGGCTTCGTCGGTAATGGTGTTGTCGCCCTTGAAGGCGAGTATCTTGTCGATCTGCAAACCGATCAGCCGCTTGAGATCGTCGCACAGCATCGCAAGGAAACCCTGCGGCTCGATCAGGTCGATCAACTCGCTTCGGCCCCAGAACCAGTCGACCATCGGGTTCGGTTGGATGATGCGGTACGGCTGGGTCTGCTCGATGCCGATCAGGTTCGACAGCTTGAACCGGGTGACGAGCAGATCGGGTTCGACAATCTGGATCACCTTGTAGTCGTCCTCGCCCTTGACCCACAGCTCGTGGAATTTCACGGTCGGGGCGCCGTCGGTCGGCGTGATCGTCGGGTAATTCGGGTCGTTACCGAGCTGGACAATGCCGCCCGGCAGCGGGCGGGTGGCGCCCTGCACGCCGGTACTGATCTGGGAGATCGACAGCACCTGATGGAAGAAGCTATCCGGGCCGCTGCCCGCGGACTGTCCCATCGAGCCGTGCACCATGATCTGCTCGTAGAGTTTTTTGGCGTCCGGCAGCCGGTAAATCCGCTGCCACACCTCGGGGCCGGTGAGGTACGAGGTCTCGCAAAGCGCTTCCTGTTTGTCGATTGCCTGCTCGGATTCCTTGTAAACGCCGAAATTCCATGGACGGACCAGCTTGGTCTCGTAGCTGATGCGCTCCTTGTCGACCGATCCTTCGGACTTCGGCCACTGCTTCATGATCGAAGCGCCGTACTTCAAGCTCTCGTAGACGCCTTGTCCGAACAGATGGCCGAGGCCCTGCCGCTCCCAGTGCCGGGTCAAATGCTTGGCGGCGACCTGCCCACGCTTGATGGTGGCGGCGTCGTAGTCATTGTCGAAGTCGTAAGCGAATTTCAGTTCAACTGGCGAGAACAAATGCGAAGCGGTGCGCTCAAGGTGGCTGTTCATCATGTTGATGAGCGCCTTGCTGCCGTCCGGGCGGCCGGTCTCGGCGACCTGGTTGAGCAGGCGGTAGTATGCTGCGCGATTGGCCTGGCTGACCCGGCAGGTCTCGATCAGTTCGTTCGCGAACGGGATGAGCTTCTGTTCGCCTGTCGGGATCGGGATCATACCGGCGACCTGTAGTTTGGATTATCGGTGATCTGCTTGGGCAGCGGGGCCTGCCCGATCGGCTGCATCAGGCGCTGGAGGCGATTGCGCTCGCGCAGGCCAGCGTAGGGGGCATCTCCAGTGTGGGCGGCCGCAGCGCGGGCCATGGCATCGGCGGCATTGGTGCCGAAGCCTGTGGGCATGCCGGCAGCCTGCATCGCAGCCATTCGTTCAGTGACGGGGTTGTGGACCTCAGGGGCCGAAAACTGGGTGTCGTTGCGGTCGTTCAGGTTGGTAACCTTGAGGCTGGCCATCTCACTGGCGGGCACCCCGGCCATCGACGCTGCCATCTCGGCGCGGGTTTCCGACCCGTCCATGATCTGCCGGGCCACGGCGTCGTTGTTCTTGGATTTCTGGGACAGAAAGGCCGGCATCACCACATCGTCGTCGGCGCGGTAGTTGTTGATGTCGGTGGCGCACAGCGGACAGTACGTCGGCCAGCCCTCGCTGACGTCGTATTTGAATTTATCCCGGCAGGCCGGGCATCTGAGAACCACCGCCATACTATCTCCGTCCGTAGCGCCACGCGTTCTTCATCGCCAGTTGCTGTTGCTGAACCCGGGACTTGGCCTTGGTTCCCATGAACGCCGACATCATGTTCTGATTGAACAAAACGGTCTGGTCAATGACCGAGCGCTGGATTTTTACCTTTTCCGCCTCTCTCGTCCGCTTTTGCATGATCAGGTTACGCCGGATCTTGGAATCCCAGTAGTGGGTGCCCATCGCTGCTGCCATCACTCGATCGTCGTGGGCCCCGCCGCCCTCACCCTCGATGGTGTCGCCGTCGCGGGCAATCGTTTTCATTTCCTCGATCAGGTCGTGGGACCGGATTCGAAACTGTCCGTTGCCGACAAAGCCGCGCAATTCCTCGAAAATAACCACCTTGAGTGCCGAACTAGTTTTCCAATGCCATGCCGAGCCGCCTCCTGACAACGAATCCGGACGCTGATAGATGAACTGTTTTACATTGACAAAAATATTCTTCAGGCCCTGCTCCTCCATCGGAGCGTAGCCGTTCTCGATCTGGAATTTAAGCGATTTCAATTCCTGAAGCACCGCACCGCCGGGGCCGTTGATCTCGAGGATGTAGTAAATTTCGTTGAACGGCTCATTGCCGTACCATGCCATGATGCCCGCTGCGGCATGCGCAAGATGTTTGGTTGAAATCAGCGGGTACGCATACTCGGCGACTTGGTCAATGCCGTCGGCGTAGCAGCGCAATACCTGGATGGCCGATCTGTCATTGTGTTCGTTCTCTCCGAACGCCGGATCGATACTGACGATGTAGATCGCCTCTCTGGCCGGCGGATCCCAAACCTTCAATTCGATATTACGAGTGTTTTCGGCCTTGTAAATTTTCATGTCGGAAAATTCGGCGCCGCCCAAAAACATATACGGCACGAATTTTTTACTCACCCACTTGTCGGATTGATCCTTGAGGCTTTCGCCAGCGAAGAAGATGCTGCCGGTGATCTGGAAAGCTTCTTCCTCATCCCATGGCTGCTCCTGCTTCTGGAACGAACTCGCCTCGAAGCCAGCTTCGACATCGCCTTCCTCCGACGAAGCGGGATCCATAGCCCTGCGATACCACGCCAGCTGTTCCGGGCTTACGTCGAAATTGTAGAGCTTCTTGACGAGGTCGATCTTGTACTGTTCCTCATGGGTCGGCGGCTGGACGCCGTAGAATTCCCAATCGCGTTCGGTGCGGTCGATGCGGTGGCTATCCTTGGCCCACCAGCCGATGAAGACACAAACGCAATGCAGTGTATCGCTACGCGCTGTATCCCACATGCGCTTCCACATATTCGGACCGCGAGCGGTGGATTCGCGAATGTACAATCGGTTTGGGTTGACGTCGGACAGCGACTCCTGAAACGAGACCAACCCTTCTTCGTTATCGAACGAGCAAATTTCCGATAGGTGCGCCAGGGACGCGCCGACCGATCTGCCTAGCGTTCCGGAAGTTTTCGTTTTCTTGATGCCAGCCGACTTGAACAGAATTTTGGACGAATTGGTAAGCGTCAAACCGTCGCGATTGTCTTTTCCAATACCGGGGAATTTCAACCGGGCGGGAAGCGCTTTGATAATAGTTACGAGTTCGTCACGAGCGAGGTTTTTGTTCTCGTTGGTATCGAAAACAAGGACGCCCGTAAGTCCGCGATGAACGCCGAGGAAGAAGGCGCATAGCGCTCTGATGATGGTTGTGATGCCCAGCTGCCGACTTTTAAGGCAGAAAAAATCATGAATATCATTTTCAAGACCGTCGAAGATCGCAGTGACGAACACCTTCTGGCCGTACATCAGGTGCGCGCCGAGAATGATAGGCTCGCCGTGATCCTTGGAATTGATCTCGCAGCTGTTCAAATAGGAATAAAACGCCTCCTCAAACGCCACTCGTTTCTCGTGGGACCAACCTGCCATACGGAACTATATACCCGTCAAGGCGTTTGCGGTCCACACCTCAGAGGGTTCCATCATGGGCTGTTTGTCATTAGGCTTGCTGGAAGAAATCTGCATCTGGAGCATCGTCGCCATCGCATTCTGGAAAGTATGGCTGCTGATATCGCCATTCATGCTCCAGTTCTTGCCTGCCATCGTGGTAGCGATCATTCAAATCTTTATCTGGGCGGTCATCGGGATCTTCTTCGTCAAGATCATCTTCGAGCTTATCGGTTGCGTGTTCGGGGCCGGCGGGCTCAGCCTAGGGCATCCGTTTCACTGACGATGGAATAGCACCGCTCCCGCCCTACCCGGGCCCGCCTCCGTCGATCTGTCGGGGATGTTAGCGGGGGATTATCCGGTTGACACCCCAAGGTTCAAGATGTAGATTTTGACCATCAAAGGACGATGGTCATGGCCCAAAAATCACTTTTCGCCGAACCGCACTTCCAGAACGACGAAGCCGCCCGGGCGATGCTGGAAAGCATTCTGTGGCCGGATGGTCCGGTTTGCGCCCACTGCGGCGTGGTCAACCACGCCTACAAGACCAAGCGCCCGGGCGTGTTCCGGTGCGCCGAAAAGGGTTGCCGCAAAGACTTCTCGGTCACCATGAAAACCGTAATGGAACGGTCCAAGATCGCCCTGCACAAGTGGCTACAGGGCTTCCACCTGATGACTTCCAGCAAGAAAGGCGTTTCCGCCCATCAACTGCATCGTACCCTCCAGATTGGCTACGAGGCCGCGTGGTTCATGGCTCACCGCATCCGTGAGGCAATGCGTGTTGGGGGCCTGAGCCCGATGGGCGGCGGTGGCAAGGTCGTGGAAGCGGACGAAACCTATATTGGTTATCTGGAAGGCCAGCCCAAGACGGGCAAGCGCGGCTGGTCCAACAAGAATATCGTTTTGACGCTAGTTGAGCGCGGCGGTTCTGCCCGCAGTTTCCATATCGACAGCACGTCGATTGCCGATATTGCGCCGATCCTAAAGGCGAACATCGCCAAGGAAAGCGGCCTCATGACCGACGAACACACTTCCTACAAAGAAGTTGGCCGCGAATTTGTCAGCCACGATGCTGTGAACCATAGCAAGGATGAGTATGTCCGCTATTGGAACACAGTGACCGATAAACTGCGCCCCGATAGCAAGCCGATTGTCGAGACTACGACTATCACCACCAACACGGTTGAGGGCTATTATTCGATCTTCAAGCGCGGCATGAAAGGCACTTATCAGCATTGTGCTGAGAAGCATCTGCACCGCTATTTGAGCGAGTTCGATTTTAGATACTCCAACCGCATCGCGCTTGGCATTGACGATGGGGAACGGCGAACACTTGCCATCAAGAATGCCGCTGGCAAGCGTTTGACGTATCGGGGGCGTCACTAAGCCCGACTTCAGAAGGCAAGCGAAACGCTTTCTGCGATGGCGTGCGAAGCGCAAGGGGAAACGAAAATGAAGCTCATCGATGACTCGCCGCCAGATATGCCGCCACTCGCCGAACTTGGTCTTCCGGGGACGTATCGGACTCCCGATGCAATCCGATGTCTAGGGGTATCCCTTGGGTCGAGTAAAGCGCCACCTCAACTCCGCCTCCAGCTAGAGGGCGGATATGAATTGGTTGTTCCTCTGACACAGGATTCCATTCGACAGCTTTTCGATTCGATAAAAAGTCATGGGATGTAGACATCGCGAACCACTCCGGTTAAATTACAAACCGGATCGCGCAACGGTCTCTCGTTTTTAGTCGCCTCGGATGCCAGTCCGGGGCGATTTCTATTTTCCTCTAAGCCATGGCGGGCACACGCGCCACACCAACCATCCGCATGCTGCGCCGAGGGCAAGATGGGCGACAAGACTTAAATTCGGGCCAACGGCGAATATAAGCACCAAGCCTATAAATCCGACCGAAATAAAAAGTGCTGGCCCCCAAAGCAACACCGTCGCCCAACCGACAATTCCGGCGCAGATCGCAGCGGGAAACCAGCCGAGACCTAAGCCCAGCACAAACCCGTAGGTCATCACGCAATAGGCCCACGCGCCGATGAATGTCGCGATTCCAACAACGCCACCGAAAATATACCCTATGCCCGCGTAGGCAACTCCCGCGACCTGCGTAGTGGATAAGACTGGTTCATCATCTGCCATTTTTATCCCCGGGTTTACTGCGCTTCTTTGGTTGCACCTTAGCAGTCTTCCGGGTCAGACTTTCCATCGGTTTGTGCCCAGCAAGGCGCGCGCCCTTAAGCGCCGCTTCGAAGCGTTTTTGGCTTTCCTTCTCGCTGAATTTTTCAGGCGGTTTGCTCATGGCCGACGATGATAGCACCGATTTGCGCGCGCCTCTAGCCAGATGGTTTGCGAGAATACGCGCTCACAAATGGTCCCAAAGACACGAATTTACCGAAAAAGAATTCGAGCCGTATGCGAAGGCGATAGGCCAATTGCTTCTCTCTTGGAACGACCTGCACGAGAAGATGGCACTTCTATTCGTATCTGCGTTGGGAGGCGGATTTATCAATCGCCCAGCCGCGCTATGGAATACGGTCAGAAATGACGCAGGAAAACGGCAATTACTCGAAGCAGCCATTAACGAGGTTCCCGATGGCGAGATCGGTAGCCGCCTAAAACTGAAGTCAGAGGTAACTTGGATACTGTCCAAGGTCAGGGAATTGGAAGGCTTTCGTGACGACGCGGCCCACACTCCCCTTGGTTATTCTCCTCCGTGGACGGGCGGGCCGCTGGCTTCGCTGCTGGAAATCGCCAGCGGCATTTTCGCCGAATCTTTAATGGGTAATGCCCGGTCTACTCGCATCAATAAGCAGCGCATGGATTTGCTGGCCGAGTTTGAATACGCGCGGCAGCGGGTTGTTATCCTTCGTGACTACACATTGGCTATTGATCTGGCTTGGGCACAAGAAAAGCTGCCATGGCCCGATAGACCGAAACTGCCAAATCCGCCTCCCAGGTTGGGACCGCCACGGACGGATGAAGGCCGCAAGAAAGAATAACTCCTTCGCCTGCGGCAATCATTTCCTCAGTCACTTCGATTTCATCGGGCGCGCCAGCTTCGGAAAGGTCCGAAACGGGGCTGTTACTATCTATGGTGCGTTGTGGTGTCAACCGGATAATCCCCATGTTAGCGCCCTCGGAAGCCTTGGGCATTGCGCGGATCAAGCGCCTGCATGGCGACCTCGGCCAGCGTCTTGACGGCGCCCCAGAAGATCGATGCCTCTTCCTGACCCAGCATCAGCGACTGGAACGGCTCGCCGTCGGACGGCGGGCACACCAGGAAGGCGCCACCGAACTTGACGTCCTTGTTGAGCCGGATCTGGCGGGCCATGTCCTCGAACAGGAGGGCGCGCTTTTCGGATTCGTCGGTCGGTTGTTCTTCAGACATAACGCCAACTCGCAGCAAAAGGTTTTATTTCCGACAGGAACATCGATCCGACCGACGGCGCTTTCGATAGCTGCTCGGCGGTGCCTTCGTCGAAGCCCTTGTAGGCGGCGGTCTTGCCGTTCTTTTTGAAGCGAACGATAAGTTCTTCCTGCTCCGGATCCCAGCCGACTTCGGCGACCATGTCGGAGTAAACGGATTTCATCCAACTGCCGTCAGCCATGCACCTTCTCCCTCAACGCTTCGACGATTCGCTCGAACACAGGCTCCCATCGCATGTCGTCGGATTGCTGGAAGAACCTTGCGCGGGGGGTCCATAGATGGGCATCCCCAGTGGATCCTGCTCGGTAATCTCTCCCCAGCCAACTATAGCCGACCCAGTGCTCAAACTCGGACATGGCGCAGATGTGGCCAAGCGCTGACTCGACGGTAATGACCAAGTCGAGTGACTGTAAAATCGAGACCGTGTCTGCGACATCTCGGATGTATCCTGAAAGGTCGCGAATTAAAGGCGCAAAACCCCAAAGATTCAAGTCACTTTTTTTGGCGTCAACCTGCAGCGAGTATAGCTGAATTCCGGGAACGCGGTACAGTTCCATGAAGTGGTGGATCGGAATGTTGCGGTGCTTGTCGATGTCGTTCAGCGGGCTGCCGGCCCATGCGATGCCGATGTGGAATTTCCGATCCGGCACCTTCCACTGGTTCGACAGCGGCGGTCGCGGCATGTCGATGTTCGGCGCCGACTTTATTTCGTCGTCTGACAAGCCAAGAGCGAATGGCAGGGAGACGAATGTCGACCAAGCATCAGCGTTACCGGGAAAATTCGAGGGCGAGGGAAGGAAAGTAAGATTATCCAGGTGCCGGAAGGCGTGTTCAAATACGCGCCGCAGTTCACTCTGCACACACATGAACACATGCCTGCATCGCCTTGAAGCCTGCTCGACGAACCTCGAATAGGATAGTGTGTCGCCGAGACCCTGATCCGCCACCAGGAAAAGAGTTTTGTCACGTTCGCCTCGCCACTTCGGATAGGGGTAGAGGAGGAAGTTCGGCAGTCGGGCCGCGAAGCGTGACTCGAAATGCTTCAGGCCAAGGGCATACTGGCGATCGAACAGCAGCGCGAACGCCAGCTGGAATTCGGCAATCGCGTACCCGGCACCGTCGTTGGGGTCGGACAATTCGAAGCATTTGCGAGCACACGATACCGCGGTCTTGGTCTCGCCAAACACCGTATGCGCAAGACCCAGGTGCATCCAGGGCAGGGCGGACTTCGGTTCGAGGTCGATTGCCTCGTGCAGGTATCCGACGGCCTCCCGGTGGTTCCCCACCTTCATGAGCTCCCACGCCAGATTGGTCAAGCTCTTGTGGCGCTCGTTCGGTGTCTGCTCGCCTTCCAGCGTGCGACGAAACAGGGCGACGGAGGCGTGCGGACGGTTCAGGTCGGAAGCGGTGCAGCCGTTGACGTAGAAAGCATGCGCGAAGGTGGGATCGGCGTAGCAAGCGCTCGCAAGCAACTGATAAGCGTGGTCGGCATTGGTCGGTGCCGATTTGTCTTGCGCGGACTGCTCTCCCTTGATCAGAAGTTTTATAGCACCATCACGATCACCCACCTATCGAATCCTTATTCGCCGTCCTGAAATCATGAGCGTGGCAGATCGAATGCCCCATCTGGCGGCGGCCGAACGGGCCTGCGTCGCCGGCAGCGAAGTCGTGTACCCATTCGAGGGTGTCGGCACGCTGGCGAATAGTTGACCCTGCCTTGCAGTGGGGGCAAAGCTCTCGGCATTGCTGGTCGAACTCCGCCCTCGTCACTGCCGCGCCTCCATCACCACCCGCCGGATCGCCATCGGCGTATAAGGGGTGCCGGACCTGCTGACGTAGCCCGACAACCGAAGCAGGTCGGCGATCCGCGGCAGCGACAGTT